CAATTGCCTGGCAAAGTGCCAAAACAAGTAAATGCCAACGATAATGAGGCATATGCTCTAGCCGCTTAATGCGGGCCTAGAACGGGGTTCGGGTGCACCTGGCAACAGAAGCACCCACTTTTATAATGTTAACTGGAGAAAAACATGCTAAATTATTATGTTACAGAAGAGGCGGATCTTTCTAAGTCTTCTACCCGAGTTCTAGCATCGATTACAGTTGAGTATGAAATTGGTGATGAAAAAGTACGGTCTAAGATTCTAAAAGAGATCAAGCGTTCAGCAAATGCGTTGAATGAACGTTTAGAAAAGGTCTTGGCTGACATTCCAGGGTAACTGTTTGCTAAATAGTTACACCAGTGTGGGGAGTCACTGGACAAAAACTCTCAAGTTCAATTACCTAAGAGGAAAGAGAATGACTTCCTTAAATAAGAAGTTTTTCAAATTCCTTTCGATCGGTATAGTATTATTAATATCTATTTGTGCAGTGTCGGTACTTGCATTTTCTAATATCGAAAGGAATCCAGTAGCTGCTGCGGAATCGGAATCTATGAATTCGATTATCGTACAACAACTGAGAGAACAACAAGCCGAAGAGTTTCGTAGAGTACAATTACTAAACGAGAAATTTGAAAAAGACGTTCAATGTCTAGCGAAGAATATCTATTACGAAGCTGGTAATGAAAGTCGAACTGGTAAAATTGCTGTTGCTAATGTCACTCTAAATAGAGTAAAAAGCGGTAAATTTCCAAAAGAAGTTTGTGCAGTAGTTTATCAAAAACATTCTGGTGTATGTCAATTTAGCTGGACTTGTTTCAAACGAAATAATAGACCAAGCGGTGAAGCATATGCAGAATCAAAAAACATTGCTGAGATGGTTTTAAGAAATAAAATTAAACCAGTTATTGGAAAAAATGTTTTATATTATCATGCAGACTATGTTGATCCAAATTGGGATCTACAAAGAGTGATTAAAATAGGCGCACATATTTTTTATACTGAGACATAACATGTGGGGGAGGAGAAATCCTCCCCCAAATTGAGGCAAAATTATGGAAACATTCATGGTTCAAGATACAGAATTTCTAGAGGTTATAGAGACTCAAGTGACAAAGTTTAAAACTTCTACAGAATTTTCGCAGTTTATCGAAAAGCAAGCCACACTATCTGGTCTTTCTTGTTTCGATGTTCTTGTAGATTATTGTGTTAAAAACGAATTAGAAATTGAATCTGTTAGCACTCTAGTATCTGCCTCACTTAAAGAAAAAATTAGAGCCGAAGCAGAGACTCTAAATCTTCTAAAGAGAAAGAGGGATGGAGTTCTTCCACTCGACTGAGAAATAAACATGGAACCGTTTGACGTATATCGGTTGTACATGTCGTTAAAACTACATTTCACATCCGACAAATACGATATCACAAAAGCAAAAAATGCTGTCCGATGCAAACCCGAAACGTTCATGAAGCGTAAAGACATTTTGCTTTTTCGTAAACTAGCAAAGAAATACGAAAAGAAGGAACTTATAGATTTCTTCGTGGCAAACTTTGTTGCCGGACACAATGGAGTATTTGATGCTGAGGCATCGGAAACATACTCCTCATGGAAAGCCAGACAGGGCAAACTCACCTATCAATTTACCCAAGACATGGAACTAATGGTTTCGGAAGCCCATAAGACTGGGCAAAATCCTCTCATTTCCGAGGAAGGTCAGCATCCTCTGGTTTTAAAGCTAGTCCTCGGTAAAAAAATTACACTAGAATCGGTAATTATTCTTGACAAGATTGCCGATTTTGTGTATAGTAATGATACTGCTTTACAAAATGACATTATCTGGAAAGACTTTGCCAGACTAGTAAAGAAGTATCGTATTTTTATCAATATTGATAGAAATAAGTTTTCAACAATCTGTAACAAATTAGGAGTAACACGGAGTAACAATGGGCAAATCACACCGGGATAGACGTTGGTATGATGAACCTCGTATGAAAGAAGTTCGTAAGGGTGCTGATAAATTTGGTAAGCACCGTAAGAACATGTATAAATATTCGCGTGATTCATTATCGGAAGATTCTTCTGACAATGAAGACCAAGTTGTAGACTACGATGAAGACATCGAAGACTACGATGAGGATGAGTATGATACATTTCGACCACACAAATAATATACACCGCACATAGGAGAAATATATGTCGTTTAATTCACTTTCTGACCTTCGCAAGAGTCGCGATAATTTTGACTCACTTTTGAAGCAAGTTGAGAGTATTAGTAATACTCGCGGCAAGTCATCCGATGATGACCGCTTCTGGAAACCCACAGTAGATAAGGCAGGTAATGGTCAAGCCATTCTTCGTTTCTTGCCGCCTCCTGTTGGCGAAAAGTTGCCTTGGGTACGTCTCTGGGATCATGGATTCCAAGGTCCTACCGGCAAGTGGTATATTGAGAACTCTCTTACCACTCTTAATCTTCCAGATCCAGTTGCAGAGTTGAACTCTGAGCTTTGGAATTCTGGCGTAGAAGCCAACAAGGAAATTGCTCGTAAGCAAAAGCGCCGTCTCTACTACTACTCGAATATTCTTGTAGTTAAGGATCCTGCTAATCCAGAAAATGAGGGTAAGGTTTTTGTCTTTAAGTATGGCAAGAAAATCTTTGACAAGATCAAGGATGTTATGATGCCAGCATTTGAAGATGATCCGAAGATCAATCCTTTTGACTTCTGGAAGGGTGCTAACTTCCGTCTGAAGATTCGTCAGGTAGAGGGCTATCGTAATTACGATAAGTCAGATTTCGAACCTGAGTCTCCAATTGCCACAAGCGATGAAGAGATTGAAGCTATCTGGAAGAAGCAACATTCTCTTGAAGAAATCGTTGCGCCTAAGAACTTTAAGTCTTATGATGAGCTTAAGGCAAAGCTGAATACCGTACTCAATGGTGGAGTTAAGGCTCCTACAGCAGAACGTGTGCAGCCTAATGCAGATATCGAGGATGAGATGTTCATCTCAGCTAAGACTAAGGCACCAGCAGTTGCAAAGTCTGCCCCAGTGGAAGACGATGACGATGCTGATAATATGAGTTACTTTGCCAGTCTGGCAGATGACGACTAATAAAAAGGGGAGCTTCGGCTCCCCTTTCTTTTTTACATGCGGAACATTGTTCCGTCTTCGTGCGCTAGATATGCTTCAAAGGATATGTTTGGATACTCATGCGCCAGCATTTTAAACATTTGAATGTTTGATATTGCATCATCAAATAGTCTAGCCCTACCGTACTTACCAGTATCTAGATATTGTTTAATTATAATCTTTTTTGCCTGTGCTGAAGGCATAGTTCCTAAATTGCCAGCCCGGTGAACATAGATATCATCAATATCTATTCCCTGTTTCCTAAAAGTATTTAAGAAAACTTCTTTATCATCAAAGTCTGATCTGGCAGTAAGAATGATGAGCTTGCTGCCTTTTGCTTTGATGTTCTTATGCATGGCAATTAATTTTCTAATAGCCTTAGCAATAGGCTCAGATGTATCTTGGAAGTGTCTAGCACTTTTAAATTCCGTAAAATCTGGAGTCTCACCTGGACCAAACTCATATGTGTTATATTCTTTATTTCCTAGAACTTTAACAACGTGTCCACCTTTAACTACTCTAACTCTGGCAGTAGTCTTAAAAAGAGTTTCGTCAATATCCCAAATAGTAAGACCTGCACCTTCTGAAGACTCAGATAAGAATTTTTTGAAATTTATCATGCCATCGCTCTCTTCAGAGTAAATCTCATCCAGCTACTATCATCATCACGAACTGTAATTGGAGATGTTGGCAAAGGTGAAGTCTTATTCGCATCAGCACCCGTGCTATTACTGATTACAGTTGGAGGAGGGACATTGATATTCATTTTATCTCTCGCTTCCTCTGAGCCAGCAGCCAACATTCCAGAATCATTGTTCTGGCCAGATTTGACTTGATTGTTTCCAAAGAACTTATCATATGCCATTCCACCCAAGACACCTACTGGACCAAGTGCTGCGCCCATAAGGGCACCCTTATGTCTAGAGAAGAATCCTGGTTGTTCTGGTTTGCCAGCTGGAGTTGCTGCGGTAGGATTTGTTATTCTCTGTGCAGCCCCACCCGCAATAGCTCCTTGAACTGGTGCACCAGCGGGCGCGGCACCTTCAGCTCCAGGAGGTGCTACTTGTGTTCCTGTATATTCACCTTTGTCCATTTTATCTTGTGTGCTATCGACAAGACCAAAAGTTAATCCGCTTAAAATATTTCTACCCGCGTTTTTAAATTTCTGTCCAGTGGTTGCATTTGGATCAGCATTCCATCCCTTATAAGCATCATATGCTGCCATACCTATAGCTAAAGGAGCAGCAAATTTACCAGCAACTCTACCTACAGCACCTAATCCTTTTAGTAATCCTGGTCCGGCTTTACCTAAAAGTCCTGCACCTTTTGAAACCAGACTTCCGGCTTTAGATGCTACGTTTCCTATTGCTCCCGTAGCCTTTCCTGCCACACTCTTTATTGCGCCGCCGGCTCTACTTAAAATGCCTGGTTTCGCTGCTGCTTGTGTTGCTGTAGACGCACCTTCTGCTACTGACGCACCCTTAGATGCAACTTGTGTTGCTGTAGACGCACCTTCTGCTACTGACGCACCTTTAGATGCAACTTGCGCCGCGTCTGTGGCTCCCGCAATTCCTTCTGCGGCAGTTGCTGCGCCTTCTGCGAC